GTTGGTATGGCTATCCATATCACGCTATCGTCTCTCAAGAAAGCATGGGAAGACTTTGACGGTGATCATGTTGTAGTCTGTCTTGAAGGTAGATCTTGGCGGAAGGATTTCTACGAGCCTTACAAGCGCAATAGAAAAGACGCTCGCGCTGCTATGACTGCTAAAGAGGAAGAAGAGGATCGAGTATTTTGGGAAATCTTTGACGAGTTGAAGACATTTCTTATTGAGAAGACGAATGTCACTGTACTGCGTCACGAGAGACTAGAAGCAGATGATCTTATAGCAGGTTGGTGTCAGAATCACCCCAATGACAATCATGTTATTATTTCCACAGACGGAGACTTTGCGCAGTTGATTGCGCCTAATGTGCGTCAGTATAATGGTGTAACTTCTACTACAATTACACACGAAGGCTACTTTGATGACAAAGGCGAACGAGTGATAGACAAAAAGACGCAGGCAGAAAAGCCTGCTCCTAACCCTGAGTGGATGCTGTTTGAGAAGTGTATGCGCGGCGATACTTCAGACAATGTGTTTTCCGCTTACCCGGGTGTTAGAAAAAAAGGTACCAAAAGCAAGGTGGGTTTGTTCGAAGCATTCGACGACAAGAACACAAAAGGATTCAATTGGAACAACCTCATGCTGCAACGCTGGGTAGACCATAAAGGTGAGGAGCATCGTGTAATCGATGACTATAACAGAAATGTGGTGCTGTGTGATTTAACTGCACAACCAGAAGAGATTAGACAGATTATCGATCATGAAACTACTCATGTAGAACCCAAAGACATAACACAGGTAGGACTGCGACTTATGAAATTCTGCGCAAAGTGGGATATGCAGAAGATTGCGGATCAAGCAGCTACCTTTGCAAAACCATTATCAGCGAGGTATCCGAATGGCAAAAGCTAAACCAATTCTAGAAGGAAAATTTTGGATCGTCGAGAACGAGGGCGTAAAAGTAGGAACACTCACACTCGACGAAGACAAATATATACTCAGTGACAAAAACGGCACAACCGTTTTCAATTCTGAAAATCAATTGAAAAAATCTTTAGGCAGTATCAAGTGGGGGCATAAGCAGCTAGAAAATTCTATTTCCTATGAGGTTCATGGATTTCCTACTTCTTATAAACCTTTCAATCCTATGTACGATGTAAAGAGAAAACTACCCCTTTTTTCTAAATCTGCAAAATCTAAAAGTCTTTACTGTGCTGGGTACTATGTCGTGAAATTTGACAAGGGCTGGGTAAAAAGCTTTTGTCCTAAGCTAATTACGATTGAACGGAACAATTTCAAAGGGCCTTTAAAGACAGAACTAGAGGCAAGAGAGGAACTGAGTCGTGTCAAATAATTCAGAACCACTTAACACAGCCCCAATTCAAAGTTTTATTCAGCAGGTAAAATCCGCTGATGCAGGCAAAGCCAAAGAAGTAAAACTTGACCTACAGAATGCAAAAAGACTTGCATTCTGTCTAGGAGAAGTAATGACAAGGTTAAACGGTGACCTTGAAGAATTGCTAATATCACAGGCAAAAAACTCAGGAGACGATACTATTGAGATTAGGATGGACGGAGGTTCTGACTGGTAATTGATAAATATATGCGTAGTTAATTTTTTTAAGGAATACGCATATGAGTCGTCCAAAGCCCACAGTATTAATAGAATATGTAGATAAAAAAAGCTATAAAAATACTCAGGTACTTCGAAGTGAAGGCATTTGGGCAGTGTTCTATAAAGGGGAAGCATTCAATCTTAAATCGGCAAATATGCTGACTAACTATCCTGGTCCTAAGTATCCTAAAACTTCCTTCTCGAACCCGGGCCATGCTATCAACCTTGCAAAAAAACTAAACTCTCTATATAGTTGTAACGACTTTAGTGTAGTCAAGTTGACTCAGGGCGAAGAAATTCCTCTATACTAATGAACTGGAAAGAAAGCTATACAAAGGTATTTCTCAAACAGCTAGACCAGTCTGTAAATGATCTGTCGATTCGTTCTTCTCTAGCGGAATGGTGGCGCAACCCTCGAACAAAAGAGACAGGTGGCATGCGTCTCACAGAAGAAGGATACCGAATGATGACAGAAGACCTAGACATAACCTTCTACGAAGTGCCTTACGCACCCGACATGCATTTTACTACACAAATTATAATTTGGCTTGACAACTTCATAGATTGTCCTTATTATCTTGGAAAGAGGAGTATTTTTGTGACAGACGACAAGAAGTCTCTGGAACTTCATCTATTCTCTGGAGATATCAAAAAATATGGTATTTCTAAAGCTTTGGCAAGACAAGAAGCCAAAAACGATTGACACTCGCCTGCATTCCTGTATAATAACACTTGTACTTAAACACAACTGCTACTAGAGGTACTTATGGATACTGCAACTCGTCAACTTACGCCTAACTCTGCAAAGGCATCTATTAATCACGCTATTCGCAAGAAGCGTCCAATCTTTCTTTGGGGTCCTCCCGGCATTGGCAAGAGTGATATTGTTCATCAGATCGGTGAGCAGATGAATGCCAAGGTTATTGACGTTCGTCTTTCGCTTTGGGAGCCAACTGACATCAAGGGTATTCCCTATTTTGATTCTAATATTGGCAAGATGGTTTGGGCTCCGCCGCTTGAGCTGCCAGACGAAGAATTGGCTGCACAGCATGACAATATTGTTCTGTTTCTAGACGAAATGAACTCTGCTGCTCCGGCTGTACAGGCTGCTGCTTATCAGCTGATTCTCAATCGCAAGGTTGGTACTTATACGCTGCCTGACAATGTATTCATTGTAGCAGCAGGCAACCGTGAGGCGGACAAGGGTGTAACCTATCGCATGCCGGCACCATTGGCTAATCGCTTTGTTCACCTTGAGATGGCTGTTAACTTTGACGACTGGTTTCAGTGGGCTGTTGACAATAACATTCACAAAGACGTTGTAGGCTATCTTACTTTTTCTAAGAAGGACCTCTACGACTTTGATCCTAAGTCGCCTAGTCGTTCGTTTGCAACGCCTCGTTCGTGGTCGTTTGTAAGCGAACTGCTTGAGGACTCACTAGACGAAAGCACTACTACTGATCTTGTGTCAGGTGCTGTAGGCGAAGGCCTTGCTGTGAAGTTTATGGCACATCGCAAGGTTGCATCGCAGATGCCTAATCCCGGCGATATTCTTGAAGGCAAGGTAACTGAGCTCAACACAAAAGAAATTTCCGCAATGTATTCTCTCACAGTTTCTCTTTGCTATGAGCTTAAAGAGGCCAGCGATGCAGGCGACAAGAAGTTTGACGACAAGGTTAACAACTTTCTGCGCTTTTCAATGGATAATTTCGAGACAGAGTTAGTTGTCATGGGTATCAAGCTGGCACTGACGCAGTACAGTCTGCCAATTGATCCGGACGCAATTGAGTGTTTCGACGAGTTCCACGAGCGCTATGGCAAGTACATTACTGCTGCTCAGAAGGCATAACTATTGGGGCGATTTGTTCGCCCCTTTTCTTGACTAATCCCTCAAAATTGTGTATTATATACATACACTGGTAATTAGGAGAACACTGTGGCAGACGAAACTCTACTCGAACACGAAGAACTTTCTGAAGAAGCACTTGCTGCTTTGCAAAACGACGTAAAAGAAAAAGTAATTACTGCTCGTGTAGGACTGCTTCTTCGTCATCCGTGGTTTGGCAATATGGCGACTCGCCTGCGAGTTCAGCCATGTGATGGCTGGTGTCCCACTGCTGCTACAGATGGTCGCAATCTGTTTTATAACTCCCAGTTTTTTAACAAACTCACTACCAAACAAATTGAATTTGTAATTGCACATGAGATCCTTCACTGTGTGTTTGATCATATTATTCGGCGTGAAGAACGCAACCCACAGTTGTATAACGTTGCCTGTGACTACAAAGTAAACAACACTCTAGTACGTGACAAAATCGGTGATGTTCCTGAGATTCAAATCTATCAGGATTTCAAATATGACGGCTGGACATCAGAAGAAATCTACGACGAACTGTATGAACAGGCTGATAAGATCGACCTTGATGAATTAGGCAAGATGCTTGACGAGCATGTTGACTGGGAAAAAGAACAAGAAGGCAACAGTTCCGGAAACAAACAAAAGGACGGCGAAGGCAAAGGCGGGCGTCCCCAGTATACCCGTGAAGAACTAGAAAAGATTAGAGACGAGATTAAAGAAAACATGATTTCTGCTGCACAAGGTGCAGGCGCCGGCAACGTACCTGGCGAAATTGAACGTATGATCA